CTACTTCAGTGTGGTGGGCGGTTTCTCTAAGTTTAAGGAGCAGTTCTATGCTCCCAACTATGGCGACGACTTTCGTGTTCAAACGAGTGTCCTCGAGCTGACCCTTACCGGGTTCAGAGATTTTCTCGCTTTGAGCGGGCAAATCGTTGATTCGGTAAGGAAGGACGGAAATCTGATAGATACTAAGTTGTCAGATACCGAGATCCTCAAACGAGGGTTTCTTCCGTACCGGGGTATGGTTTTGTCCCCTGTAAATCCAAATACCTTGGAAGAAATTCCTAATTGGATAACAACCACGGCAGGTAGCCCCCGAGACGCTACCTACGTAAACGCTGACATGTATGTTCGCGAGACATTTCATTATGGACGTGAACATTTCGAGTCGGCGAAGCGCAAGATGAACGATGCGCTTGCTCTCTGCACTCCTAGAGTTCCCCCGGTAACAGTATCGTGGGTTGAGCTTTTAGTGCAGAGGAAGGCGGGACTCATGCAGCTCGGAGCTGCCCCGCCCACTGTGATCTCTACGTGGTCCCCCTTGGTAAGATTCCAGGACCGCGCAGTTGCTAGTGTCAAAGTTGAGGCTCAGGGAAAACTTTCCGATGGTGTATTTGATCGAATGCGCCAAATGAACGGATTACAGATTGCTAACAACAACTTGAGTAGCGGGACTACCCCCGCTCAAAATAAATTGGAGGTAGACCCTGACCATAAGGAGAGACTCGCCTTTGAGGATCCCCCTGGTGTTCAGGTAGGACTTACTAAATTCGAGGATGCGATTGGTGTTGCAAACACCGACGTGACTTCGGAAACGGGATTGTATCGGAACTTGGACCCGTACCCTGATCAAGGGCTCACACAAGTTCTCTCACGCACCTATAGGGTGGCGAATTTTGGATGGTCGGCTTCTGACTCCACGTACTTGCCCCTCGCCGCAATAAAGTTCCCAGGAGCTTTGTTCGACGTGGCAAATATTGGAAGCAAAGTCGCCTCTTTTCGCTACTTTCGATGTAGGGGCGTGAAGATTTCTGTCAGGTTAAATACCAACTCATTCCTCTTTGGATGCATGTTTGGAAACTGCATACCTTTCACTGATGAGGCGGAGACAGTCGATTGGAGGTTGTTCCCTGGAGTTCTTATGAATTCCGGAGCGACCATTATTTCGGCGTCCACGCCCCTTGCGGTGGAAATGTTCTTACCGTGGTCGATAATGACCACGATGTTGAACGTAAAGGAGTATGAGGCTGGTTACATTGGGCAGTTCCTGCTCCATGTGCTAAACCCTTTGAATTCGACGAATATCGCAACACCCGACATATCTGTGTCGGTTTTTGCGAGCTTCTTGGATCCTCAGGTTATCGGCCCTGATCCGGAATCTAACGTTCCTGCCTTGCTCGTTGAGGCCCAGAGCGCCCTAACGGAAGCCTCGGCTAAATCGTCGCAAGGCGTGCTGACTGGAGTCCCGGAGGGGATCCAGACAGTCAAAGCTGGACTTGATACCGCCATGAAAATTGGTGATGCTATTGAAATGATTGGGTCATTTCTTAACAAGCCCAACTCGGTCGCGACGGCGGAGAGATCTGTTATCGCGGTCGCCCCAGACCTTGTCACGGGAAAGGGACTCGACTATGGTGCTAAGTTTGCGTATTCGCCGACTGCGTGCATCTCTGTCGATAAGGGAATCGTCGATCAGACGGATCCCCATCCCACCATCGGTGGTGTGTGTCGTTTGCCGGGTTTTATACACTCGTCAACGTACTCCAGCACCGATGTTACCGAAACAGTCATCGCTTCGATTCCTGTCTCTCCAATGCTGTGTTTGCCTGATGGTGCC